ACGGTTTACCAAAAGTTTTATATGATAGTTGTTCTTTTAGGAACTCAACTTGTAATTTTAAACTTTTGTTTTCTTTTTCTAAAGCATCTATTTTTAATTCTAATTCATAGTCCATGAGGGGTATATTATTTTATACATTTAATATTTTCTTTATTATCTATCATTCGCTGCTCGATTCTCTGAATGGTATACGTCAAAGTCTCCACCAGGATATCTTTTTTTTAATTTTTCTACGTTTCCTGCAACCACATCTTCGATTGAAACATCAAGTGCAGCACACGCTTGCATCACATACCACATAACATCACCCAACTCAATAATAAGATGTTCTCTATTATCGTCGTTCCAAGGTTTACCTTGGAAAACCATCTTCTTAACAATCTCCATAAACTCACCACCTTCAGCACTAATGCCAACAGCAGCAGTAAGAAGCCGCTCAATATTGGCACCCTTTGCGTAAGGGAACTAATACTCTCAATAAAAGATTGATAATCTTTACTGGAATCGGATGTGACACCATCCACGAATAGAGCGTACTTATCAAAGTCAATTTTCTTAGTCATTAAAATTTAAATTCTGCGAATGATTTTTTAGGTTTTTGTTTCATATCATTATACTCTTCTTCCTGTCCACTGTCAACTATATCATCCTGTGCTTTTTGTTCACAATCATACAGTCTCATCTTTGCACGATCAACTCCAATCACAAACCTCTTATAGATTGTTGGATCGTTGTATCTGTTCTTTAATTGTTTAACCATTATTTGGTTTAACGCTTCCAGTTCCTCAGTAGATATAAGAGCAAACATAAGATCAGCAGTGGCTGGAAGACCAAAGGACTCACTTGTGTCAGTAAGATCGACATCACTACTACCATAGCCAGAGCGAGTCGTCTGAGTAGCGGAGATGATAGGTACATTAGCTTCAACTGCAAGACCACGGAGTTCTTCCGCAATCGCTTTAATATAGGAGTAAGAATTGACATTGCCTAGTTTTGAATAACGACTTGATGCACAGATATTAAGATAATCTATGAATATTATATCAGGTTTAAAAGATTTTTTCAACGATAGTTCATTTAACAGTGCTTTGAAATGACCTGAGTGTGCTGATGCAGTAGGATATTCTTTGATAATTAAAGTTCCTTGTGTCTTCTTTGCAATACCACCAACCTTCTTATCAAACATCGGTTTAGGAAGTTCAGTTATGTTCTGTATATTTACATTTAAAAGATTAGCATCAATTCTTTCTGCAATCTTTTCCTCAGCCATTTCAAGCGTGATGTATAATACGTTCTTTCCTTGGAGTAACACACTGCTTGCGACATGACACATGAACAAAGACTTACCAACACCAGTGCCAGCGAGAGCAATATTGAGTGTTTTATTCGGAACCCCACCCTTCGTAATCTTATTAAAGAAGTCGAGGTCGAATTGAATTCGTTCTTCTTTCCTGTGATATAAGTCATATCTCTCTTCGTAATCTTCTAAGTAATCGTGTCCTATATGATTATCGAAAGAAACAGCCAAAGCGTCAGAGAGAATACTAGGAATAGCATCCCTTCCTTTTTTGTCATCTTCTCCATCTGCTAATGCAATAGATTCCATTAATGCTAAGTATATAGCACGGTCACGACACCACTTCTCAGTGGTATCCATTAACCATTGATAATCAACTGGTGTATCTGTTAACAACCCACTAAGTTCACTAACCTCTTTAAGTTCTGTTTCAGTAAGATCAACACGATTACTGACTTCAATATTTAAAGCTTCAATTGTAATTGCAGAACCATACTTAACAATAAACTCTGAAATCTGTTCAAAGGTGACTCTTTCAGATTTATTTTCAAAGTAATCGGGTTTAATAAAAGGAATAACTTTACGAGAATACTCTTCATTGTATATTAAATTTTGAAGTATTGTGGTTTCAATCCGATCCATAAGAAAACTGCTTCTGAGCAATAGAGTCGAGTTCTTTCATTATATCATCTGTAAAATATTGTGTGGGATTCTTTAATATTTCTTTAGCATATATTTTTTTACCATTCATTTCATATCGACCTGCAACATTTTTCCACATACCACCAAGTTCTCCTAACTCAAGAAGACCGTAGTATCTATCAAGTCCTCTCTCATCATAGTAGAGTCTTATTTCGACTTGTTGGTTTTCTTTGGAGAGTCTTGATTTAGCCGTCTTAGCTTTAATAATGTTTCCAACAATTTCTGTCTTATCCTTTTCCTTTTTTTTGCTGAGATAAATGATCGTAGAAGCGGCATATTTGAGACCAGAGCCTCCTCCCATTTCTTTAGTTGGGACATAAGATCCGATGACATCGTAAGTATGATTTGTGACTATAAGTGGAATGTTTGCTTGACCAAGTTTTAATGTAAGCATACGGAATGCTCCTTTGACAAGTTGTGATTTGGTCATGTCACGAACTTGTTTATCATCTAATGCATCTCTTATCTCTTTTTCTGTAGAGAGCATACCTAAAGAGTCTAACACAAACATACAAGGTTTGCGATCCTCTTCATCTGTTTTAAGGTATATATCTACTGCACGAAGTGCTTTGCTTCTGAACTCTTCTATCGTAACGACATTGACAACAACAAGTCTCGTTTGATCAATTCCACGAGATGTAAGTAATCCCTTGGTGATTGCAGCTTCAGTATCAAAATAGAGGCAATACCCATCAGGATTAGTGTCCAAAAAGTTCTTGACAACAGCAAGGGCGAAATAAGTCTTACCAGTACTAGTTTCACCAGCAATGGCAGTGATCTTATTACTAGAAACGCCACCATAAATGGAACCGCTAACCACTGCATTAAAGATGTGTGATCCTGTGTCGATGAATCTTTCTGTTTCATCTATATCCGCTGCGAGTTGAGTGTATTCATCACCAATCTCTTTTACTATTTCCTTTAAAAAATCCATAATTATTTTTCTATCTTATGATAGACTTCAACGTATGATTCACACTTCGGGCATGATAAGTTTGTAACTATATCATACTCCATATCTTCATAATCGTCAAGGTCATGATCCCCACCCCAAATCAATTCAGTGCCACAGTGCCAACAATTCATATTCCTAATAATTTACGTTGTCTTTCAAAGTAACCCTTGAGTATCCAAGAACTACTATTCATCTTATCATCACCACCAATACCAAATTCAAATTGTACTCTTGGATCTTCACCATACAAATCAGTTTCTGGTGTATTAGATTTACCTCTGTCACCTCCATTACAGAAAACAACTGTCTCTGCAATCTCTAAACATTTTGCTATTGCACCACACGCAGAACCCTTGTCATCATCTGGTACAGTAATCACTGCATCAACCATATCTAAGTGACGTATAATCTCTGCACGTTCAACCCAAGATTGAAAGTATTGACCTTTCTTATTTGTCAACCATTCATTTGTATTAATACCAACTACAAGATAATCAGAAAAATCTTTTGCTCTTGTAAAGTATGATATGTGTCCGCTATGGATAGGATCAAATCCACCAGTAACAAGACTCAATTTTTTAAAGAACATTATGCTACATAACCATATTTTTCACGGAGTATTTTCTTATAAGGTTGACCATCTTCAACTAACCCCTTAACTAATCTTAGTTTCTTTGTAAGTTCCGTATCAACATCTGATACAGATTCAATGATGACTTCTAGTTCATCCAAATCAATAGGTAAATCCATTAGGTAAAAAATAATTCAAGGTTTACAGTTTTTTCGACATTCCAACCAATCGCATCAAGAATTGCTTTGAGTGGTTCAACAAAACTCTTCTCGAATTGTAGATCATAATCTATGTACTTGTCAAGTCCAATTTCAGTTGGAAAGTCTTGAATAAAAGAAATTACATTCTCTTGTATTACATTTGGTTTTTTGAGATAGAGAAACTTGACCTTTTCTCCATTACCAATAAGTGAATATTTATTATCCAACTTCTTCTGCTTTACATAATGATTGAATAATAAGGCACCACGTATATGTATAGGTGTTCCCTTTGCATATATTGTAGACGATGCTTTATACTTTTGCACGTTTGATGCAGTGCGAGGAAATGCAATATCTTCTGGAGGAAGTGTCTTGAACTTTGCACGACAATCATCAATATAATCTATCACTTCTTCTTCAGTTCCATTCATCATTATCTTCAATCCGTCCTTAATCATTGTGCGACATGGTGCAGGAGTTGATGACTTCACTGCTTCAATACCCATCATCTTTAGATTAGGTTCTTCATATCTAACTCCTTCACTATCCCATACGTTTAGAATATATCTTTTCTTTGCTGTCCATATACCACGATCTGCAATGTTTTCTCTTTTCATAAACATCTTCTGATCATAAGCATTTACGTACTTGGCCAACGTTTCATAAGAACTCGTAATATACTTTTCAAATTCCATCTCACAGATCTTATTAAGGAACGACACAATGCTTTCATTAGTCTTCTCTCTCCCCTTGTATATAACTTCGACCAAAGGACCCAAATTGAGGTAGATACTATCAGTATCACTAGCAATAACATAATCTTCACCCTCCGTTTTAAGTATTTTGTTTAGATAATTGTTCATGCGGTTTTCAATCCAACGAATCGAAACCTGTCCTGATAAGGTAATTGCTTCTGCGTTTGCTAATTTATAATATCGGAAGTATTGATTACCAATCGCACCATAGGCAGAGTTAAGAGAAATCTTCTTTGCCATCTGGATATTGTTACAACGAGCAATCTCTTTTGTAAGTTCAACAGTAGGAGTTTTTTCATACTTCTTCTTTGCAGTAATCATTCTCTTCTTGAAGATGACTCTTTCATTATACATCTTCTCCATCAGTTCTGGCAAGAAACCTCTTACGTCCTTTCGATACATTGCACCATTCGCACAAACAGCATTGTCTTGATACATCTCAAAGGTCAACTCTTCGTTAAGTATTTTATCAACTGTAACTGTGGGGTGCTTTGTTTCAAGTAAAGTTTCTGGAGAAATATTATATTGCATTATCAAATGCGGATATAGACTATTCAAGTCGAAGGAAACCACCCAATCATACTTGCCAGGTATTGGTTCTTTTACATATGCACCTGCATACTTATCAGATTTATCTGAACGATTCTTTGGTGGTATGACAATGTTTCTTCTCTTTAAATAATTGTAGATAATTGTGTCCCACATTCTTACCTGATAAAACACATCTTCATAGTTGACCTTTGCATCATATGCCATTGTCAAAGCAAGTTCAATCAACTTCATCTTATCCTCACTACGGTCCACTAATTCTACGTCAATGATGTTGTATTCTACAAACTTTTGCCAACCCTTCGTATAAAAATCCTTAAATGTATCAAACTCACTGTGATCTAATTTCTTCTGTCCAAGTTCAACACTTGCAATATAATCTAATCTGTATGATTCTTGTGCCTTATATGTAAACTTCTTGTAGAGATTTAGATAATCAAGTTGTGTTACACCACCAATATCATAGGCAATATTTCTACGACCTGCGATATAAATTTCATCCTCAGTTACAAGACCCCAAGGAGAAAGTCTCTTCATCAACTTTTCACCAAGAACTCTTTCTAATCTACGCGATAGATATGGAATATCATATAATTCAATATTCCAACCTGTAATAACTTCTGGGGTATTACTTTCAATCATCCACCAATTTATGAATGCATTTAGAAGTTCATACTCTGAATCGAATGACTTATAGATTACATTCTCTTGTTTGTTGTTAAATGGGCCTTGACCCCATGTGCGAATTTGTTTTGTTGTATAATCCTGTATTGATATGAGTAGTATTTCTTCTGCAGCAGATTCTACATCAGGGAATCCATTCTCTGACTTTACCTCAATATCAAGAGTGGTTAATTTAATTTTGCTTATATCAAACTTAACTTCTGGTTCTGGATACATCTCTGAGATGTATTGGTAAATATATCGATCATTTCCATAGATATCAAAATTCTGTACACCATCATATTTCTTAAAGAACTCACGACAATCACGAACTGAACCGGGATTAATTGGTTCAACAGATTCACCTGTAAGAGTTTTA